CACGCCGCGCCCCGCGCCATTGGCTATACGCTCCTCGGAGATGCCATTCGCTTCCCCGAAGACACCGACCTGCCAACCACCGTCTGGGTCAACTACCGCATCCGCCCGACCGAATACTCAGCAAGCAACCTCACCGCGACCGTGCCCGCCGTCATAGCAAAAGCAGTCGCGCTCATGCTGACCTCGGATCTCCTCACCGAAGACGGCCAGCTCGACAAGGCACTCGCCATGGAGCAGCTCGCCGAGTCCGAGCTGATCTCCCAGCGCGACAAATACTATTTCCAACAGGGCCAACCCTCCATGTGGACGGCCCGCGTCAACCAATACTAACTATGCATCCTAATACCCGCATCACGAACCGCACGTCCGGCAGCCAATTCATCGGCGACACCAACACCGTCACCGCTGACATCGTCTCCATCGACGTGATGACCGACACCAAGTTCCACACGCTGACCGGCAACCTCACCGGCGCCGCGAACGCCACCGAGGCCAGCGCCGCGCTCATCAAGGCAGGCACGACCCTCGACGGCTTCTTCAGCGCCATCAAGCTGCACAGCGGCACGGTGATTGCCTACCGCAAATAGTGAGGAGCCGGACGATGAGCCTGTCGTATTTTCATCACAACATGAGCACCACCGAGAAGGGTGTGCTTGGAACGGTTACTAGCATCGGCTCAAGCGTCTTCTCAATGCTCCCTCACCTAGAAACAACCCTGCGAGTCGCCGGTCTTTGTGTCGGCCTCGCGGTCGGCATCGTCACCTTAATTTCGGTCCTTCACGACCTGAGAAAGAAACAGAAGCAAAAATAATATGAGAAACTGGAAAACAACGACCATCGGAGTTCTCGCCATTGTCACTGCTGTGGCTGGTGGAGCTAAAACATATCTCGCCACAGGCCAAGTGCCTGACATCGCCGCCTTGGCCGCAGCCGTAATGGCAGGCTGGGGCTTGGTGCTTGCGAAGGATTCGACGGCCCGCCTCTGAAACTATAATGCGCCGCGCCCCGAAACGTATTGCGTTTGCGATCCTCGCAGCCATCTGGGCTGTCGGTGCGGCTGGATGCGTTAGCATTCCCATTCCACCGCAGGACATGGGCAAAGTGCAGCGCGGTGAATTAGGCACGCTGAACGTGCGCGTTGTCGCCGAATACAAGCCCAACTGGGCCGGAACCGTTCAAGCCGGTTTGCGGCAGTGGGCGAACAAAAGCACAGGCAAGGAAGTCATCAAGCTGACACGATAATGTGGACGTGGATAAAGAAGCTATTTGGCAAACGATCCGAAGCTGGCCTAGCGCCTGCCTCGCCGAGCTTGCCATTAGAATCCACAACAACCTCCACACCCGCCGCGAGCAAGGCCTACGACGAGCGCCGTCTCAACACCCCGAACAAAAGCGGCAGACCCATCACCCCGACCATGATCGTGTTGCACCATACGAGCGGCAGCTATAACGGCTCCGTCTCTTGGTGCATGAACCCTGAGAGCAAAGTGTCCTACCACGTCATCATCGCTAGAAACGGCAACCGCACCGTCCTCGCCGACGATACGGCCCGCTGCTGGCATGCAGGCATCAGCTCATGGCAAGGCGTGCCGGACTGCAACAGCTATTCCCTCGGTGTGGCGTGGGACGGCAATACATACGAAGACCCGCTCGGTGAAGCCGCCATGGAGTCCGCCATCCAATACATCGTGCCCCGCATGAAGAAGTGGCACATCCCGATGTCCCGCATCGTGACCCACCAGCAAATCGCCCCCAATCGCAAGAACGACATCAGCCCCGCCGACGCAGCGCGCTTCAAAAGCAGACTCAAGGCAGCACTTAACTAATGGCATTAGAGAGTCCAGTCCAACGCGATGGTGACGCCGGATTCCTCGGCTTCGCCAGCCGCTTGAACCCGCTGACCCTTCCGGCGGGCATGCTGCAAGACAGCGTCAACATGCGCTTGGATCGCGGAGTCGCACAAACCCGCAAGGGCAGCAAGCGCCTCACTGACACCATCGGCACGACCGGCGCCCCGCTGACCCTCGACTTTACCCTCGGCACAGACGTTTCCGTCACTTCAATCACCCGCGCCTCAACCACGGCCACCGTCACCGCCACCGCCCACGGATTTACCACTGGCGATCAAGTGAACATCCGTGGCGCCGCCGAGACGGACTACAACGGCGACTTCATCGTCACCGTGACGGACGCCAACACTTTCACCTACACCGTGAGCGGAAGCCCCGCGACACCGGCCACCGGCACGATCATCGCCAACAACGGCCCCGAAGTGCGCGACAGCTACGAGGGCGGACTCTATGCGGCCGGAGTGTTCGCCAGCCAGAACTACGACAACGCCAACGAATTTATCGTCCTTGCCGGATCTGACAGCGCCACGCTTTACCGGCAGGGACAATCTCCGGTGGTCAAAACCTACCCGACCAGCCCCGCCGAGAAGATCGAAGGCACCGACACCGTCAGCGTGCTGCAAGCCTTTGATCGCTTGTATATCCTCCGCGAAGCCTCCCGCACCGCCACCGGCTATGAGGAAAAGCTGACGACTGCCTCCGGCATCACCGTTTCCTCGACAACGGCCACGGTGAACGTCAACGCTCACGGCTATCCCGAAGGAGCCACCGTTCGCATCGAAGGCTCTACAACGCCCGCCTTTGACGGCCATGAGTTCCGCGTCCTTGGCACCAACCTAAACACCAACTCCTTTGAGATCACCGTTCCATCCGGCACCGCGACGCACGCCGCCGCCACGATCAAGGTGCGGAGAACAAAGCCGCCAATCTATTGGGACGGTGGAAGCGGCAACTTCGTCCGAGCCTCCGCAGGCGTTCCGGCGGAAGGCGTCACCTACACCAAGATGCCCTCGGTCGGCTGGGCGAGCTACATCAACAACCGCCTCTGCATCGCCAGAAACCGCGACACCGTGGCCATTAGCGACATCCTTGACCCAGACCTTTACGACCCATTCTGGAATAGCTTTCGCGCCGGTGCGGGCGGCGATGACCGCATTGTCGCCATACATCCATGGGTCGAAGGGCAAGTCTTGGTCTTCTGTCGGAAATCCATCTGGCTGGCGAGCATCAATCAATTCGCCAGCACGGACGGCAGCGCGTTCAGCATCGACACTCCGGTCACAAACCTTGTCCAGCTCACTAACGAGATTGGATGCAGCGCACGCAACACTATCGTCACCGCCGGTTCATTCGTTTTCTTTCTCAGTGATGCAGGAATATACCGACTCGACAGCCGCCTTGACTTGAAACTACGCGGCGACACAAAGCCGCTCTCGGAGCCAATCGCTGACCTGTTCAGCACCGTTGTCCAGTCCCGCGTGGAGAAGTCTGCCTTTGGAATCTGGCACAACAACCGCTACTTGGTCGCCCTCCCAACAAGCACCGACCCGCTCGACGGCAATCAGCTCGTCCTCGCATGGAACGCGCTCAACAATAGCTGGGAATACCGCGACATCTATCCGAGCAGCGCCAGCGTCAACCAGATCCTCGTCGGCACTTACGACAATCAACGGCGAGTCTTTAGCATTCCGCGCTCCGGCAACCTGTATCTGCTTGAACAAGAAGACACCGCGTTGGACGACAACGCAGTCAACGCAGGCACCAGCCCCATCACCGGCAGCATCAAGACCCGCCGCTACGATTTCGGCGACATGCACAGCAAACGCTTCCTCCGCACCATTGCCGATGTCGTCATTCCAGCAGGCGCCAGCGTCTCGACCAAAATCAGCACGATCAACCCTGACACCGAAACAACGGTTGGCACGCTGACCAACAGCAACGCAACGAGCGAGGACTACAACATGAAGAGTCCAGTGCGTTACAAAGCCCACAGCGCCGAAGTCATTTACGAAACATCCAACGGCCGACCGGAGATCCGCAGCGCCAGCATCGAAGCCTCGCCGAAATCTCTACCGCCCACGGAAACCCGCTCTGCCGCCTAATCTCTTAACGCTCAACCCTAAACTCTCAACTACCCTATGGCCTCCTACGCATACACATTCACCAGCGGCGACACCGTCACCCCGACCAAGCTCAACAACGCCCGCACCGTCAGCGAGATCGTCAACGCTGATGTCGCCGCCACAGCGGCCATCGCCGGAACAAAGATCGCTCCCAATTTCGGCAGTCAGGCGATTGTAACAACCGGCACGCTGACAACCGGCGCGGCGACTTCCTCAACACTTTCCCTCACAACTGGCAG